ATCAGACACTTGCTCTTGGGCCTGATCTTGGGCCTCTTCTTGGGCCTCTTTGATAGGCACAGGCTTTGCCTTTTTTTTATCTAGTACAGTAAACATTTAGCCTCCTTTTTTGACGTGTTGTTCAATGCTTTTTAATAGTGTGTCCCAATCATCAAAGTTTATTAAATGAGAAAATGATGATGGGAAGTTTGTTTTGATTGTCTTTACAATCTTTCTCTTGAATATGTTGATCTCTTTGTCATCTATTCTTTTCTGAAGCTCTATTTGCTTTTCCGACTTTCCAGCCTTCTCAAGTTCATATCGCTTAAGTTCTTGTAGTTCGTATATGTCCTGAACCAAGTTGGCTATAAACAAAAGAGTCTCAGCCAATACCCTTTTCAAGAGCAGGACTGAAGACCCTAAGTTGAACATATAGATGAATAGTGTGTGGCTAAACCAGCCGATTGCAAAAATGCAAATGTATAATAAAAATGTCAAATTACCTCCAAAAAAATAAAGGACGGACTATAGCCGCCCATCCTCCATTATATCATAAAATTTGAGTTTTGTCAAGATTATAATCTTAGTTATTTCTCATGGCCATGAAAAAGTTCATGATACTTCCATCATACATCTCTGCTATATGATTTGCAACAGCGTTTTCGGTTGGCTGATCTTCTCTTCCTGTCTTGTTGTAAACTGCCATTTGGAGAGCTCGACCAAAACCTTCACCATCTTTCATAAGCTGTATGGCCTGTCCGGCTATAGCATCTAAATCCTGTCTAGGAAGATCTGCTTGAGGCGCGCTGGAAAAACTTTGCTCTGATGCATATACACCTCTGGGTCCGGGCATTGAATCCATTTCTTCCTTGATAATTCTAATTAAGGATTCTCTAGTAAGTTTCATTTTACTTCCCCAATGCTTTATTCATCTTGGCATGTGCTTTTTTAGCTTCCATGATTCGTCTTGCAACTCGCTTAGCAACCTCGTCAACAATTTCCTTTTGTGATGCTTGGTACTGGATACCTTCAAGAGCGAGTTCTAAAAGTTCTTCTTCACCTTCACCCCCTTCTTCTCCTTCGGGTTCAGCTGCTGCTTCTGGTTCGTCACCACCCATGTCATCCATAGGTTCCTCGTCACCCATATCCATATCGCCACCAGCTGCTCCACCAAGAGCATCAGCCATTTCTTGTACGGCCTTAGCAGCATCCATAAATCTCTCTACCAATTCTTCGTCAAGTTCTACATCAGAGTCACCAGCATCATCCATACCTTCTTCATCAGCCATTGGATCTTCTTCCTGCTCGTGCATCTCCTCTTTGTATTCACCTTCGTTGTATTCACCTTCGTTGTATTCACCTTCCATTTTGCTTTGCATCATTTCGTTGTGACCCATCTCATTGTGCATTTTTTCCTTGTGCATCATTTCGTTGTGCTCTTCTTCGTTGTACATCTCCTGAAGAGGTGTGATACTAGCGAGGCTTTGGAAGCGGCGAATTTGAGCCTCTGATAAAAGTTTTTTAGACATTATATAATCTCCTTAAAATGTTATAACACAATAAATAGAACCAAGAAAGTAAAAAGTTTATAAATCTGGATGTTCTTCTGCAATTAAATCGAAAATATTATCTAATTCTGTGTCTTTGATTCCGAACCTTTGCATAAGATCATCGCTGGCTTTATCCTCTTTGTTTAATATCTTGGCGTCTCTTTTTCTACCTATGTTTTTATTGTCTTTGTATTTTCTGACGTATCTTAAAAAATCAGGATCTTCATCGATCATGCCCGTAAGACATGCTCTGAAGAACTCAGCTTGTGAGATTGACTCTCTTTCTAGCTTAATTTTTAACTGAGCATGTCTTACGTCAGTGTCGACAAATTGAACCTTTTTCTTAATTGACTCAGACATAATTTAATTAGTTCCTGTTGATCCGAAACCACCAGAGCCTCGTTCCGAATCTGACAATTGATTAACCTCGACATATTCTATCTCTGGGTAAGGTAGGATCATTATTTGTCCTACTCTGTCTCCGGCCAAGTAGCTCCCAGCTTCACCACTGAACTTTAGCATTATCGGACCTCTGTATCCAGAGTCGATGACTCCAACTGAGTTTCTAAGAGACAAGCCCGTTTTGGATACGGATGATCTTGGAAAAATAAGACCAACATATCCTTTAGGAATCTCCATAGCTATCTGCGTGTCATATACTTGATTGCCATATTGGTCTATTGTGTGACTTACAGCATAGAGATCCATACAAGCATCGCCGGGCTTTGCATATCTTGGTACCTTAGCATCAGGGCTAAGCTTTTTAATCTTCACTTTCATTTGTTTTCTCCTTTTTTAATTCGTAAGATTCGTGCCACTTTGTAACACCCAACTTGGGCCAGTGGACTTTGTATCTGCCGTCGTATGACTGCATGCTTCCTTGTTGTTCTAACACAACTCCTATACCGTTATCAACAATGTGGGGTTTTGAACCTAGAAAGAAACTACCTAATTGTTGTTCCGGTGCTATGTTATTGTAAGATACAAGATCTCCTATATCAAACTTCACGTAACACCTCCAAGTCTGACTCGTGCATTATAATATATTTACCTTGTAATAGAAACTGCACTTGGTTTCCATGCTTCAAAGGTATAATAGCCGTTACCAGTCCAACCATATTATTTGTGAAGTATCCGGGATATCCGACTATACGCACCAAATCACCCACCTTCATTGATTTGTTCTCGCTCGACAATCGTTTTAATTAGTGAGTCAAACTTGGTAAATGCTAGCCTTAAATTATTCATGGATGCTTCCATCTGTTCTTTCGTAAGCTCGCCATAGTCCTCTTCTTCATATCGCTCAAGATATGAGTTGAACACTTCTGATATCGAATACGCTGCTATGGCTAGGTCGCCTTGTGTCAATAGAGGTGTGTCCTCTTGTTTTTCATTTGTTACATTCATATAATACTCCTTGTTGTTAATAAATGTTTAGCCGAGCAAAGCCCAGCAGTTGTCAACGTTACCGTAGGTTGAGAAGCCCCAAGTTTCATCGTATCTAGGCTTCAGAAGGTACGGTCTGTTGATATGTACCTTGTCCTTGTTTGAGTTTACACCCCAACAACGAATCTGTGTTTCGATTGAGTTCGAATCAATAACCTTAATTACATAGAATGTTTTACCAGTTCTTGTTTTCTTTTTAGTTACAGATCTCGGAATACACCAACATAGTTGCAAGTCTCTATCATACTCAGATATTGGTGGTAAGCACTTTTCATCTAGTCGCCTTTGAACATCGGACGAGATAACCATGGACATTGGGAATATACCTGTGAGATCTGCTATGAATTCAATCTTTTCTTCTTCGCTGAACGATCCCTCTGGTCTGTAGGTTTCAATGTTCTCATCGAGTTTCTTTTTAGTCCTAGGTTTATCTAGACAGACAGCAGACCAAAAGTGCTTGTCTCCAGTGAACCTCTCATCAATCAGATCATTCATCGCACCAGCACGACACAACACATCGAAAGCCTTTTTGTTAAGCTTGTTGTACTTTACATCTGGATGGAATAACATTTCTTCCGCTGTGTTGAATGGACGATGCATAATGATCTGCTCATAGGCTGACGTTCCTAAACCCTTGATAGTTGTTAGAGGAGCAACTAAGGTTGTGTTGTCCTGTATCTTCCAAGTGTCCTCGGAATAATTTATGTTCAAGGGTTTGATCTCATATCCATGCTGCTTGGCAAGGTTGATAGCCTTTTCTTTGCGAGACTCTGGTTCCTTGTCTAAGAACGAAGCCATCCACTCAACGGGATAGTTGTGACACAACCAAGCACACTGATAGGATATCACCGAGTAGGAAACAGCGTGGGACTTGTTGAACCCATAGCCAGAGAAATACTCAAACGTTTGCCAAAGCTTTCTTGCTTCGTGCTCTTTGATACCCTTCTCGATGCAGCCTTTAACAAACTTATCATACAGCGCATCTTTTACCTCGTGACCCTTACCAGTTCCTTTCTTAGTTAAGATCTTACGAAGCAAGTTGGCCTCATCCATTGTGATACCATCGCCAAGACGATAGGCCAACATGGCGATCTGTTCTTGGAAAATAAGGAACCCATAGGTCTCTGATGTAACTTCTTCAACTATCGGATGAAGATACTTAATGTTAATCGGGTCATTGGATGCATCGACATAGTCTCTGTCTACACCAGCAGATAAAGGACCGGGACGATAGATTGATGTGATAGCGGCAAGATCGATAATAGACTTGGGCTTTACCTGTTGGGCAAAGGTCTGTGCTCCACTCTCGGTGAACTGAAAGATGCCAACCCACTTACCTTCATTGAATATGTGTTTGTATACGGCTTGATTATTTAAATCAATCTTGTCAGGATGTAGGTTCTCATCGTAGAAGCTCTTTACATCTTCAAAGCTTGGCTTATCGATGTCATGGTGTCTTTGTAGGATTTTACCTATACAGTCCTCAATCATTCGCAACGTGGACAACCCAAGAATATCAAACTTAATAAACCCCATAGGCTCTAATTGACGAACATTTTGACCTTCGGACCAAGGGGTTTGTCTTACCCCTTTGGAAGAGATCAAAGGCATAAACTTGTCTAATTGTTCACCGATTACAACTCCACCGGCGTGTCTAGAGCATGACCTGTAAGATCCGTGAAGTGCCTCGACGTGAGTCTTGACATGAGGATATTTTTTGAAGAAGTCCTGTAGTGTCTCTGAGAACTCAACAACTTCTTCAAAGGTCGGAGTATACACACCAGCCTTGATACCATGCTTCTTTTTTGCTATGGGTGTTGCTTCCGCTAACATCTTGCCTGTAACAGAGTTGACCTCTTGGAAAGGTATATCATAGAACTTAGAGATATCTTTGAGCAGCGAGCGAAGCTGAAGCGTATTCCAGTTAGAAATAGGCACAACCGTTGAGTCGCCCCACTGGTCGATCAGAATATCTTTAAGAACCATAGGATCGGATACATCATAATCAATATCAGGGTAATCAGTCGCATCTGATCTAAGGAAACGAGAGAACAAAAGTCCATACTTAATTGGATCGATTTGAGTAATGCCAAGAGCATAAGCAACAAGAGAACCTGCCGCAGATCCTCGACCGGGCCCTGAGAGTTGTACTTCATTTGTTTTATCCGATATTGCTTTCATAGTTAGAAAGTATTTTGAGAAACCACGATCTGCGATTACCTTGAGCTCGTGTTGTAGTCTCTGTTCGTATTCATAGATCAACGACTTAGACTTGGTTCGCTTCTGTGTTAGTCCCTGCTCCTTGAGGATAGAGAACAAACCGGCTGATGCAAGACGCTCAAGATAGGAGTCTTCCTCGTACCCTGCCGGTACAACAAAGTCAGGGAGCCGAACTGTGGTGTCCGGTAAGAAGTCCTCGCATCGCTCCATGGCAATGTGATATGACTCCTCAATGGACTGCTCAATCAAAGCATCGTCATACTCTTGATCGCATGCTTCAGAATACTCACAGTAGGCATCCCACATTTGAAATCCGTTCTTAGGGTATAGTTCATACTCCATCTCTTGAACGTCAGTTGGAATGTTCATGTCCAGCCATTCAGGCTTTCCCTTGCCAATCCAACCAAGTCGCTTGTATAACTCTCTGTCTTTCCAAGCATCAGGGTTTGGATAGTGAGAGTCGGCGGTTGACACAAGCTTGAGATCGAATTCTTTCGCAATACGAATAATATATTGGTTGAGTTCGTGTTGTTCAGGCACGGCGTTCCACTGGAGCTCGCCATACCAACGATCACCGAAGATCGCTTGCATCTTGCGAGTTTGTTCTCGCATACATTCCATCACAGCCTCATCACCGTTCTCTCTTTCCTGCCAGTAGCATCCAGCATAGACACCACCAAGACAAGCAGACATAGCGATCACACCCTCGTTGTACTTAGACAAAAGGTCGTAATCAACGCGTGGCTTGCGATAGAAATAATCTCCGTTGTAAGACTCTGAAACCATCTTGAAGATGTTGTTGAGTCCTGTTTGATTCATAGCAATGAGAACCATGTGGCGAGTTCTGTTAATGTCAGACTTAGACATACCTTTAGACTCACCATCTGCTTCGATGTTTGTGCCGGAGCGACCAGCATCAATTTGTTTAGCTTTCTTTTTATCCTGTCGATATTCTTCGATCTTGACCTTCCACTCATCAACTGATGGGATGAAGTAAGCCTCAACTCCGAATATGGGCTTGAACTTCTTGCCTGCTGCTTTCATCTTTCTAGCATGCAGGACTTGATAAGCAAAGCCGTTCATGTTGCCATGATCGGTCAATGCAAGTGCTTCACAGCCATTGTTATATGCAAAGTCCATGTGCTCCTGCGGATATCCGAACCCATCAAATGGCGAGCCAACACCACTGTGAGCATGTAGGTTTACAAACCTAAGCGTACTTTCACTTCTCTGCACTGGCTTGTTACATTCGATAACCTCTTGTATAACCTCAACAGTGCGAGTAAGGTCTTCTGGTGTTGGTTCTCTGGTTGATTTGGCACTTATCGTATATTCAAAACAGCCATCTCTATGTCTGTGTGCGTTTATTTGCCAATCAGTTGTGATTTCCTCTATGTCTCTCTCTGGGAAGCCAAGCTTGTCCAGATGTTTGACAGGAAAAGTTGCGATTGTTTCGCCTTGTTTCTTGACGATGCCATCATAGTTGCTATGCAATGGCTTGATATTTAATACTACGTATCCTGATTTCATTTTTCCTCCGATTTGTATTTATACTATAACATAAAAACCCCTTGTTGTCAAGGGGTTTTTTAAATTTATGCTCGACCTTCAATTACCTCGCATTTATGTATGAAATCTTTCCATTTTTTTGATTTGAAAAGCTTCTCTCTGTTTACTAAAACCTGTTTGAATCTTTGTTTTGTCACATCTGATATATGCACGCATCTAAAGAATAGATCACATGTTAATGAGTTCTTAAGAAACTGGTTTGCATTTGGTGACAAAAACTGTATGTTTTCTAATGAATCTTTTCCACCGGCGTTTGTAGGTTCTACATGATCAATCTCATACTTTAGTTGATCTTGATACCATGCTTTACCCGGACGATTCCAGTGAGTTCCAATCTGTCCTTCTTTTGTAGGCACATACATGCTACAGTGGTTGTCCTGTGTTTCAAAGATCATTTCAACAAACTCTTTGATAATGTCAAGTCTTCCACCACAGATTGGGTATCCGGCTTTTTTGAAATATCTACCGTATCTTTCATTACCCTTGTTGGACAACCTGTAGGCCAAAGAATCAACGTTATTACTGTTGGCCTTTGCATTCTGATTTATTTGTTTTAAGTGTTCTGTTATTGTTCTTTTATTCATAGTTATCTCCTTTTTTGATATTAATAATATAACATAAACCCCCTTGTTTGTCAAGGGGGTTTATCATTTTTTATGCTATTTTATTTTTTAAGACAGCTTGGTTTTTCTGTGCCTTTTTGACCACCTTGATAATATTTTCATCAAAATGTTGATTCCAACATTGCAAACTACTGGGTGTCCATTCTTCACTTAGCTCTTGTGGTGTCTTTGAGGAACCAAGTGATTGCGACTCAAACACTCTATGTGTTGCTTGAATATAGATATACCTATTTAATTGAAGTTCTAGCTGGTCTTGCACTACACACACCTCGTCAAGCATATCTAAGATTTTTTTCCTTCTAAACTTGTACAGTTCGGAAGCTTTGTTGATAACCATGGTGTAACTTTTAAAATGAAACTCACAAAGTGGTGCTTGTTCCTGATCAATTACGACACATTTTGGCCTTTGGTAAGATTTTAACTGCTTCGCAGGTGTATTCATAAATTTCTGTGCGATGCCAGATTCCCTTAACTTGCCAATTAAATAAGTTGGGGTGCTTGTGTACCACTTTTTAGTTTTTGGCTTTGAGGCGGTAACTTTAGAGAAGCCTAGATCTTTAACATCTTTATCAAGAATTTTATCAAATTTATCTGGGTCATAATCTTTCACTTGATGATCTTCTAGCCATTCTATGACCTCTTCAGGTAGGTTTTCTCGAAAAGCATCTCTTAATAGGGACTGGTCTATCTCCCTATCGTCATAGATTAATTTTGTTCTGCCAGCGTCAACTTGTATATTTTCAACTGTTCTGGGAATTTCAAAAACTACTAGAAACTGGGATTGGTTCCAGATCACTCCGCAATCACTTATCTCCTTCTTACAGGTCGCATGATGTTTTTTATGGTCATGATACATCTCTCCCTTATAGGCTAAAGCTGTAAAACCTCTGTGTACGTAGTTGGTGTTTCGGCCTTTTTCGCCTGTCTTCGGGAGAATGCACCAATGTGCGGTAACATCAAATTTTTCATCGTAAGATATTGTGAATTCCCCATGTTGTTTATGTTGGTCTTTCATATATTTTTTCATACCATAGACTACATTGGTATCATTTACTTGATCCTTGGGGTCTTTAGAAAATCTTTTGACTCTGACTTTTACCTTTCCACCTCCGGGCTCATCCCAAAACCTTTGAGTCAGATACCTTAAGATGCCATAGCCTGTCGCCTCATCCGAATTTTTTTTACTCTTTGTGGCACAAGCATCATCGTACAATGCGAACGTATCTTGTTCTAGCGTATCACCCATAATTACTGCTTCGGTGATACTGCGCTTTGCCTTCATTGACTGTACGTCGTATGCCGCAGCGGAAAACTCAACGCAGGCCGGCCACTCAGTTTCTATTTGTTGAATTTCACAGTATTGCGTAGGGCAGCAAAAAAGACCATTGTCATTTTCCCGCATCTGTGCCTGTATTCCGATTTGTTCACCTTTCATAATGCTTCTGTATACAATCCCGTGTCTGTTTTTGGGTAATATTGCTACTTTAGCACCAATGCCTTTATTTACATCTAGGAAAGTGGTTTTACCGTTTACGATATTCCCTGATTGGCACATACTAGCAAGGTGCTCTTTAAAAACGTCCTCACTTAAGTAATCTCCTCCAAAGTTCTGAACAGATAGTTTGTTGATATCTTTGTGATCTCTAGTTACTAGAACCTCTCCACCGGGCTCTTCTTTGTTTCTTAAGCATGCTTCGATGCCATTTACAACCAATTCTCTAATGGCTAGTGCTGGTGGCACACCTAGCGCATATTGTTGAATAATTGTAGTTGTTGCTTCCTTTGTAGGTGCTGTAATAAACCATGTCATAGTAGACTCCTTTTTTGTTATTGGTAATGTTAATATAACACGTTTGTGTTATTTGTCAAGTGGATATTTTATTAATTCGTATATATTTCCAAACGGGTCTCGTTTGTATACTGAGATGGTTCCATCTCTGTGTTCTTTAGCGCGCTCCCCTTCTTCAAAGCCATCCACTTCAAATGCTATGTGTTCAGGGTGTTGTGATTTTACAACGAAAGCTAACTTTATATTGTCCATTTGAACAAAGCTCCAAGTCTCATCGGCATAGAGTATCTCGCCTTCAAACTCATCACGATACCATTCTGCTGCTTGTTTTGGGTTTTCAACTTGTAGTGCTATGTGATCAATCTTCATTCTTCCACTCCTTCTTCATTTTTAAATAAGCCTCGTTTGTTCTCGCTTCGACCCAAGCCGTCTTGAATATCTCAGCAGACTTGGCTTTCTCGCAAGTCATTGCATCTGCCTCTTGTGGGAGAACTTCCCAACTTCCGGACTCCTTTGTCCATTTGCGACCGCTACGGTGATTAGCGTAACGTCGGGAACGTGTAAAGCCCATGTGTAAGAACTTCTTGGCCATGTCGGCGCCAACAAAGTCGCCTTTGTCAACATAATCATAGAACATAGACAAGATAGTTTTGGACGACTCTTGAGCAAGCTCAGGTGTTTTAAACCGCCAATGCTGGCATATCTCTGACTTGTAAGGCTCGCAGGTCAAAACACCCTGTTGTCCTCTGCCGATATGATAAAGGTGTGGATTCTTTCGATAGTCCACACCTGCTTTCCATTTATATGACTTTTGATCAAAGTCAACGTAACTTGGTTGTTTCATATTACCTCCTAAATAGACCTTGAAAACCCCAGTCATAAGTTTTTTGTAAGTGTTCGTCAGTGAGACCACACAAGTACTTTGTGTTCATGATCTCGATTGATAGATCAGTATTAGACATAAGCGTATTATCAGCACAGATCGAAACGGGTATATCTTGTTCTATCCACTCTTTGATGGGATGTGCGCCAAAACTATCAATAACGCCAGTATGAACGTTGGAAGTTATGCACGCTTCTAGAACCACGTTCTTTTCTCTAACGAGGTCAACAACCCTCTGATCTTCAAGTATTGTTGTTCCATGTCCAATCCTCTGAGCGTGAAGAAAGTTTATTGCCACCTCAATCTCTTTTGGAGATCTGCCCTCAGCAGCATGAACAGTGCGACCTATGCCATAACGCTTAGCTTCGCTGAAGGGCTGGACGTAGTCAAACAAACTCCACTTATGAGTTGGAAGTGGACCACCGGCCAGATCTATACCAACGACTCTTGGTCTTGTCTTAGCAATATCAACAAGGTTGCTTAATATCTCTGGTGGTTCTCCGTAGAGACCGCAAAGGATCAGATTTGCATTCCAATCTAATCCGTCAATCGCAGCATCGACTATTCTGTCTATAGAGGCTCCGCTGTGAAGCTGGGGTGCAAATCTTATTTCTAAGCTGTGTACCCCTGTTGCCTCAGCATCTTCACATATTTCACGAGTAACTCTTGTAACGGCTTTAGGTTGTTGCAAAACTGACAGGGTTAGTCTGAATTTGCTCAGGGCTGTTTGTAAGCTCATGCCTTTGTGAAAACCAACTTCTCTTGGAATGGGCGCAGGTAAGCCTTGACGGACTGCGAGTTTTTGCAATGTGCTGAATCGCAGTGAACCGTCAAGGTGACAGTGTAATTCAACCATACTACCTCCCTCTACACGCTGGTATTCTTCGCCTTGCTTGACGTGTTCTACATCGTTCGTGCATGTTCATACGCTCAGTTGCTTTACGATGCTTTTCATCGTTCTGGTAGATTCTTGTATAGACATCACCAAACTCAAGCCTGTTCATCTCAGCCTTGTTTGCAACCGATCCAATTGAACCATGGAGTTTAAGTGTGGCTTTTTGGTTTTCTAGTGATCGCGATCTATTACGAGAAATTTGTGTTTTGTTGTGATTAACATCATTCTTCAACACAGCGATATCTTCTTTATTGAGATATTTCATCTCTACCTTCATCTTAGCGATGTCAAGTTCGTTTTGTCTTGCCAGTGGGTCAAGAATTACAAAGTCGTGCGTACACGCAAAAATTAACATAAATAGTAACATAGTTACCTCCTCTTTTCATACTATTAACATAACACATATAGAGACATTTGTCAAGTAAAAAGTGTTACTTTTCTAATAATTTTATGTCAATAACATCAATCTCTTTCTTGACTTTGTTGATCCAATCTCTGTTTCTTCTGATGTGTAGATTGTAGATATCCTTGTTCTCAGGATCATCAATTATTAGTTGTTTAAGCTTGAAAATAGACTCCAACCTTTGTTTGTTTTCATTTATAAGCAACTGTCTTTTTGTTTCCAGTATTTCAGCCTCCTCTGTGGTTAGCTTTCCTTTGGACTTGTAGTGTTTTACAAACAGTTCTTTAAACATATTAGGTTTCCTCTATTTTCTTTAATGCATTCTCTAAGGCTTTTATTGCTTCATCAACATCTTTAGTTTGAGGGTCCAATGATGTCATCCAGAACCTACCTTTCTTTAGTTTCTTTAGACAAGAATCTAGCAAAAGCCATTGTTTTGAGTATTCATTCTTCATAATTACCTCCTACTTGTCTATTACGAAAAAATATTCTACTAAGTTTTTCTGTCTTTTTTTCATCAACTTAGGTTGCATGCAGATCTTGTGGTTTTCATCATAAACAACAACATTACCGTGTTTTTGACAAATCATCAAAAGGTCCGCAAATGATATAGCATTCCTGACGCCGTTACTATAAGATAGAATTATTCTTTTGCAGTCGAATTGTGATAACAGATTATCAAAGTCGTCGTGTACTGTATCTTTCATATAGAAGGCACCAGCGCACTTGGCATTTTTCCGAAAGCATACTCGATCTGGTCTTGGCAGTGCATATGAGGTGTCAACCGGGGGCTTATCCCAAAGCACTACGGAGTCATTAAGATGATAACATGCATCGTACAGAACACCAGTTGTATAAGGAGGATCCAAGTACACAACATCAACAGTAGTACTTTTAGACTCAAATATATCACAGTTTTCAACTGTTCCTGTTACACCAGATATATTGGTTGGTATCTCTAAGCAAACAGCCTTATTTGACGCTTTTGACCACTCCTTTAGTGAGCTTTTTTGATCATTAGTGCCATTAAAGACTTTGTTCATCGCAATAACTGCGGAGAATAATAACGCATCCTTCTCGTTAGAATTAGGCATGCTGTGTATGTCTTCGAATATAGCGTCGAGCTTCATAGCGTTGAAGTCCTTAAATGCTCTTGGTCTCCATTGTGGTTTCAATTGTCCTCTTACTTGTCTGAGGTACATACCGGAGTAGTTTTTGTAAAGCCAGCCTTGAATCCCAGAGAGCTTGTTTAGTCTTGCTATCTCATCTTTGACAATATCTTCATCAAATCCATTCAAAAACACTCTAGCAAACAAAGATGCAGACGGCATCTTGTCGTTTGCAAAAACTTCAAACCCGTTTGATCTCATATAGGCCGATACAATTCCGGAGCCACTAAAGCCATCATAAAAAGTCTCTGCATCTTGCACTTCATTTGTTAGTTTTAAAATTTTGTTTAAGAGTTTTCTTTTGGAACCCTTAATTGATTCTGTTGTGATATTCATTTTTCCTCCGATTTTGTAAATATATTATAACACAATTCTAAAGTTTGTCAAGTCTTTTTTTGCTATTTTGACCTGATGAACGTCGGCAACCAATGCATATTCAAAAAACATGTACACATAGTGATCTGTCTCTGACATACAGTAGCAGCGCATACCGGTTTTTAATATGCCAAGATCGTTACTTACAACAAAATGTTTACCGACATAGCTCATTTAATTTCGTACTTTATCTATAATGTACCCGGCCATCATTAATACAAGAGAGTATCCTGCTATTGTAAATAAAATTCCGTGTGCTGTTATCATATTGATCTCCTTTATTTAACTCTTGCCAGCATGCTTTCATCTAGATATGAGAATTCGTCAGAGCCTACCCAATTTACTTTATACTCAACAACATACCTGAGAGATTCGGCTGGGTCAAAGCTTTCTCTTATGAAAAACCTTATTCCTGCTATTAAGCCTATACCTCCAACGCTGGTAAAATTATACTTTTCCCAGTCACTATATGTTGAAACCTGCACAAGGTCACCTATATTGTATATTGGCTTTATACTATCTGGGGCTTCTTCAACCTCTATGTACCTGAATGTATGCATATCAATAGTGTAAATTACAACAATCTACACAATGTCCTCCATTATAACTACCTAGGGTTATTTTTTCTTTGCCATAGGATCCACATTTTTTACAAAGCTGTGTACATTGCCACTCTGCAAGTGCTATAACACCTCTAAGATAATCATCGCACCCATTAACGTAGAATCTAAGAAGCCCAAACTTTCTCTTAACTTGCACGACTTTATAATCTATGTTATTGTCGTAGTCCTCTCGACGTTTCATAAGTTTTACTATGTCTGCTATCATCGGTGCCCAAAATACATCTGGTGAATAATCAAAGCAATCCGAAAACTTTAGTAAAACATAATCTTTAAATTCTGCATCGAGATGTTCTGATAAACACTCCCAAGCATACTCATTCATTTTTCTAGACATGCGTTATCTCCTTTCATAAGCTCAAATTCAATGGCGACAAGATCCTCCTCACCATCTGTTAAGACGTAGTCGTAAACACTACATTCTTCGGGGTCTTTGTTTACGTAGTCTTTTATTAGCCACGCTTTTATCCTGTCTCTTTGTAGTATGTCTTTTACATCTTTCTTAAAGTAAACTAGGTCGCCAATGTTATATATCAAATGGTTCTTAGCCTTAATATGTTCTGACTTCTTATCCAATATTTCCTTCCTTCTGATACATCGTAAACCACAATGTAAAATAATAGTGCTTGATTGCAAGTTAAGATCATACCAAGTCTTATCCTGCCGGTATAGGGGCATCTAAAATCAATTAGATCTCCTATTTTAATCGGCAAGGTACGACCCCCAGCCACAATCACATGGGTCACATTCGCATACACAACATCGCTCATTTTTGGGTTCTTGGCCTGTTACTTTCTTTGACTTTTCAATCATGGCTGCAACAGTCGCATCCACACTGCTCTGGGTTGCATCCGCAACATGGGCATCTTTTTTCGTTTGACATGGGGTTCTCCTATCTTTCATTAATAAATAGTCCCCGTACCAACGACTTCCCAGCTCATATGCGTTTCGATATATGAATTATTTATATCTGTCTCAACCAGACTTACTTTGTGTCTTTCTAGGTGGATTGCAACAAGAGAACCTGCTTGATATGCCTGTAGATATTGAGCTGGGATTGTCATCATTCCATTATCAGGGCCTGAGCATGTAACGTAGCCCAAAAACTGACTGCCGTCCCAAGAATAAACTGCAACCGTTATCATGAACGTAGAGTCTGTACTAGTTGGTGCCCAAGTGAACGTGGCACCTGATCTGTATATTGGTGCCTCGAAAGCATATGATGGATCAACCCACAACATATTATATGGCTCAATGAAGTCGAACCCATGAGAAGATACAAAATCATAACTTCCCTCTTGGGACTCAACAGTATAGACAGCGTCCCTTTGCAGTTGAGATTCCCATATGCTAGTGGTCTCATAAAGTCCGGTGGCTACTTGCTCTGCTCCAAAATTATGAACACCAGAGTCAATAACAATGCTGGGTCCTACATTGATTGGGTTTGTTGAGGGGCTCATGCTTATGAGATTTGTTGTACATTGATCACTCGTTGGTATCCAGCTCGTGTGATTGTCTGATATCGGTTGGTGAAACTCTGCTGAAAAGGTAATTTTAATCTCTTGAGGTTCTCCAACACAAGCCGGGCACGCAACCTGTCTAAGGTGTAAGCTAGTGTACCCTGTAATCCCGGTTCTTTCTGGCTCAGATGCTGGTTCAGATGGTTCTGTGGGTACGACCTGTGTGTCTTGTACTGCTGAGTCTCTTTGGTTTTCGTAGACCTTAACAATTCCTATGTCTCCTTGGCGACATGCTAGTAACATTAATAGTAACATTATAACTCCAATTTAAATAAATGTTTTAAAAACTTTTTTACAATCCTTTCTTTGCATTTGTGATTACCTTCACATTCAAACAACAACCAACTATAAGTAGATTCGTTTACTGCTATCTTTTTTCTAAGATTGTCAGCTTCTTCCCTCATGAGGGGAAATATATCCTTGAAATTGTCCGGGAGGATGCCAAGATCAGATGCTGCGTCGAGCAGGACTGACCACTCTCCATTACTATACGCATCAGATATTCTACTAAACTTTTCTTCATTTCCTTGCTCCTTGTCTGGGTGTAGCTCTCTGGCTAGTGTTCTGTATATCTTTGAAAATTTATTTGCTTTTCTTTTGATTTCAATATCTTTTATAGGTATGATCGCATCATTTTCGTCATGCACTTGTGTCTTAGTTTTTGGCATAAGCGTGGTGATAGATTGGCTATGTTTTTTATTTAGTGTATCAATGTCAATATCATTATTTGCACACCATTCTCTATAATATGATTCAAATTCATGGTGTGCTGATTTAAGCACCTCATTTTGATATTCCAATTCAGACCTAAGATAGTTCACCTCTTTTAGCAGTTTTTGATATTTTCTAAGATTTATCTTATAAGACATTATAACACACTTATTTGGAAATGTCAAGCCCAATTCTGTGAAATTCTGAATATTTCATGTGTTTTGGTCGCTTGATGAAGTTGGACAGTCCAGAAGATAAATAGTTTTTATATTGATCCCAAGATCTCAAATCGTAAAACTCATCTATATTTACTGAGTTGTGTTCATTGATGTCTAGGTCCGTAAATACATCTTTGATGTCAAACCAACGGGCTGAGTATCTTTCTTCCAGTGGTAGTCTTTTAGTTGGGGCGAGCTTACCCTCCTCAACCTCGTTTATGAACTCTCCTGTCCCTTTTCTAATCTCTCTACGAAATCTTACAAACTCGTTCTTACCAAAGGTAAATGATATTGGCAAGTTGTCCTCTGGGGATAGTCCGTTGTGAGTTACATAAAAGTTTTGGGCCGACGATATCTTTCTTCTGTACTCTCGCAATACCATTGGGTTGTATATACCATACGGGAATGAAACATAGTACTTATCAGGTATCAACCACTTAGATATATTGGCGGAAACCTTGAAAGCGTTTAGGGCACCGTATATTACAGACCAGCTCAGACAATCTCTTCTATCTCTGTCTTTAGGATGCACAGGCACATAGTAAATTGGTATTCTGATCTTGTGTTCTGATGGGAACGCTTCGTGTTTACGATGGATCCACACAGGATCTTGAACGAAGTCTCCTATGCGTTGTCTAACAAACCTAGCAGTCTCATGGTGCATGCACAGCCAGATCGTATCGCACCCAGCATACGCACACTCAAGTATTGCCGCCTCTAACATGGTGTAGTTCGGAGCAACTGGCATCATAAAGTCGGGCCACTCCATTCCGTAATCGAGGGGTTGACCTGCGCAAGGTATTATTCCAGCAAGGTGGAAGCCATGCCCCTTAAAAGGTTTGTCGTTAATTTCCATAAGTCACTGTCCTGATTTAATTTGAGTTTTAGTAGATCTGATATTTGTATGCTGTTGTCATATTTGTATCTCGTCTCACGATACATGTGTTCAATCTTTATTGCATAGTGTAACTGTAGGCCTTTTTTATTATATCCGTTAGATTGGCCTCTGATTCCTTGCTGCTTCATAAGCTGCAATACTCTCATACGAACATACGACTCCGACCACTCTAGATCATTGATTTCGGACTCTGGTATTTCCGATACTGCGCAAACGTCCTTGACATCATTTCTAGTCTTGGCTCTTGTGGACGGATGAAACATCAAAGTATGAACAAAGTTTGTGTCTGGTATTTTGATCAGCTCATGGTCATGTCTAGCACCGGAACGAACAGCAAACCAATCATACACGATCATCGCCTCATTCTTATCTCTATCAAACTCAACAATTTCGTTGTACGAGATTTTAAACCTCTGGTTATTGTTCATTATAATAGACAAAACGCCCTCTTCTTGTCTAAAACTTTGTATATTGTTAGGAAAAATCACCATACCAGCCATTGAGAGTAGGAATACTAGTCTATCCCATATTTGACTCTTTTTATGTGTCAATTTGGAAGAAAATCCAATAAAACTAAAATCCCAGTGTTTTGGACACTCATCCAATGCAAAGGGAATATGTGCTTGATCTATGATTATAGGCAGGTTGTGCTTGTACGCATAAAGCAATGCAGTGAGTGATCCTCCAACAACAACCTTGTCAAAATTTAGGAGTTCCACACACCCACCAATCCGGCTAGACCGATTAGTTCTTTGTATTTAGGATGCTCCATTACAGCAGGCGTCATGAAGGTTTGACTCATAAGAGCAGTCTTGACGTTTCTTTTATCTTCCATAGCTTCTTCACCAGTGATATTACCAGATTGAATCGCTTGTAAGTTCTGAATCATCATATTCATTGAGTTTAACAAAGCCTCTCCTATCTGTTGATCTGGAGTTGGGTCATCGACAATTTGGTCTTGAACTTTTTGCCAAGTTTGTAGTGGCATGCCTTCAAGATAATTTGCTTTAAATTGATCTTCTGTAAGCTGGGGTATCTGAAAGCTTGGATCTCTCGGTAGCATCTTCAGTATCTCACCAATTATCGTTTCAATCTCAAATAAAGATTTATCTTCTTCCGGTATGTTTGCTAACTCTGGTGAGTTCTTTAACATAAAATCAAGGTCTTTTTTAAATGGTTGAAATACTTCTCTACGGGATTTACCGAACATAACTGTATCAAACTGTCCGGGTGATGCTACACCATAAGCGCTGGATAATCCCATTGCATCGCGTCGTTTGTTCATGTGCATGTAGTATCCAATCATCAAGGCATCAGCGGCAAATATCTTATCTTCTGGTGGGTCTAAAGACACAACGAATGCTTTTGCTCTCTTTTTTATTTCTTCCATTACTGCATCGACGTTCTGGTCGTTACCAATGCTGTATCCGATTGTCTTACCGGCTTTATTTACTTTTGGCTCAACACCCTTGTAAAGGTAGTACAAAAAAGGAAGCTCTTGCTTAAATGCTGCTCTTTGTCTGGAAGGTTTTTGGATTGTTTGAAACAACCTTTCTGCGATCATCATCCGCCGATGTTCAAGATCTTTTTCTGAAAGGTTTAATGATTCTCTCAGGTATTGCTTCCATTCATTAAGCATCTTTTTCATCTGTTTTTACCTCTTCTAAAAATGTTTCAGGCATCATTTTAATTAGCTTTCCGTCTACAAAAATATCATAAGTCCAGTACTCAAAATAGAATAAGTCATCTATCGTATGTGAGTGTGTTGTGGTTTTAAAAATATAAGGACCATCCATAACAAGTCCTAGATCAGATCCTGATTCTACTAGCAGCAAGCCAAAGTTGTTGACTTTAACTAGATCACCGACAGCAAATTTTGCTTCATCAAGAGGTGGCCTTTTCACGTGCAAACCTCCTGCTTTCGCAAGAAGCCACAAGATGCACAAAAGCATCAACCTCCATATGTTTATAATCAATTTTCTTCATACTCACTTAGCACTTCGATCAATCGAGCATCAAAGTTTGGTGTTATCTGTTGTTCTTCCTTGCTCTCTAGTAAATAACTACATGAATATCCAATTGCAAAACAAGCCGCATAATATATTATTTTTTTCATTTTATTAGTCCTCATATTGTATCATAAGTTTTAATTGTTGTAACTCTGTTTCAAGATGTTGAGCGTCGTCAAAGCCAAATACCGTGGCAACCTTTTCAAGCTCATCAGGGTTATTAACTGCATTGTTGAAATCCTCTATAGCATCAAATGTTTTACTTTGAAAAACATCAAACATTATTGACCAAGACAGTGGCAAGACTTGAAGGCCATCTATTGTGTGAAAGGCTTGTCTTATTCCGGGTTCTATGTTGTATCCCCAACGTGCTGCTGGGCCGTATAACATATCCCTTAGTTCTATGATTTCGTACTGTTCACAATAGCTTCTATAGTCACCGGCAGAAACTTGAGTCATGGGCAACATCATATTATCTGGGATCTCGGTAGGAAATACGTAAGAGTACCCTTCGTACGAAGGAGCAGGAATCAAAGAGTCTTTAAAATCAGTTTCCAATAGTCTTATGGTCTTTTCTTTAGAATCTACACTCTTTGGACCCAAGCCATATGAAGAATAATCAATCAGCTTTTTAAACTTTTCTTTTTTTGCATCATATTCATCTTGTATGTCAACAATTGAAACTTCTTCATCTTGGCTCATTTGATGATACACTGCTCCACCAACCAAAATTGACAGACCTATCAGTATTTCTCTGAATCCTTCTCGTAGGATTTCTTTATCGGATTTTTTGGAGAATCTATCCCAGTTTTCCATGATTGTTTTCATATCACTCATTTTTTTGTTCCCTAAATGATGCAACTGCAATTGGCCAAAGCTCTGATGCTATATCTAAGCATGCGTTTGCTACTTTTTGTATTTCCCACTGTGCTCCTTCATGTGATCGTAGGTCAATAAATTTTAGCAAGTTTGAAAGGTTACAAGTTCCATAATACTCTGTGTATAAGTTTTGTGGAAGCACCATTCTTGCCTGTTCTCGACAAACTCCCCTTTCTATCATATCCTTATATGTTCCAAGACAGTCTCTTGTTCTGATTTGTAGAAGCTCTGACATGGTCATCGAGCTTTTCGCTAAGACACTATCTTCCGGCCAGACTTTCGGATCTATAAGTTCCTCCGGATTTGAGGCTTGTCTGTTGGATTTGTGCTGTGTTCTGAAGCGGCTCGGTAAGTAGAAATCCATATTCTTTTCTGTATACCGTCTAGATATTTCGTTATAAGACCACGTTCTGTGACGATGATGCTGAGAACGAACAAAAAGAGGCACGACAAACTTAAAAGTGACGACGTTATGCTCAAATGTTGAAGTGTGCTTGTGCTTAACGAGAAACTTAATAAGTCTTCTATCTTTATCATCAAGTTCAGTCTTCTTATTACCAAAGCTGACACGAGCACTATTGACGATGGTAAGGTCAGTACCCATGTGAGCAACAAGACTAACCGAGCCAATCTTATCGTCGTATAGATATATAGTTCTATTGCTTTCCTCACTCATTGGTCACCTCGTACATTCTTTCGTATAAGTCCATGCCAAATCTTTTTCCAATTGGTCGTGCGCCTTTTTTGACATCAGGGCCAGATGCAGGTATAAATGAAAAGCCAGACTCTCTGTCTTGCAAGTCTTCGTCTCCAAGCACTACTGATGTGGTTTTTGAATCCTTATCTTGTTTAAAGCCCATTTCGTTGTCATAATCAATCTTGTACATCGTAAACACATATTCAGCGTTTCCTTCAGGACCGGCAGTGACTTTTTTACCACCAACAAACCCCCATTGTGTATGCTCTCTGTTTAGTATTTCTATTTTTTCCAAAAAACGCATGTGCTCTGCTTCCGAAATTGAACCCATTTGGTTTGGGTCCCAGATCATCACAGATTGCTCTATGTTTGGACCAAAGCTGCCGCCTATTCTTTCAAACTCTAATCCCATCTCTGTAATTCTTCGCTCTAAATCTTTTTTCATTCTAGCATTAAATTGTTTAAGTGTCTTTGGCGAAAGATCAGAACTCTTACCCATAGGATATTGTCCGGACATCATCGCCACAGATCCATACGGTGCATTCCTAAGTATACCCATTACCCTGTCGTACTTAGATTCTTCAGGTGCTTCGAGGATTATTTCGTCTTCTTTTAGGACCTCAACTATAAGAGACTTTAACGCATCTTTATTCAACTTCATTTTCAATACTCCCATAAACGTAGTTTTCTAAGACTAAATAGTAAGTTTTATCTACAATTTCTATTTGTTCTATCATAGATCTTTGAACCACGATGTGCATGTTTGTTGCAATGTCTATCTTGCAGTCGCAAGAAAAATCTCTGACTTTGCATAGCACGTATGGTGATTTTTGTTTCTTATAGTCTTCAGGGAGTAGGAAAGAATGTTTTTGCTCTTGCTCATCCTCCTCTAATATATCAACAAGGATATGTCTGTTAAACGGTGTAAAGTTGCTCATGTTACCTCCAATAAAAAAAGCCCGTCACGTAAATAAAGTTACTACGGGCACTGCTTCTAACCTTCAAGAAACAGGAAATCCGTTATATGCTATATTATAACACATAACGGACTATTTGTCAAGCTTTGTTTAGGGATTATTTTTCTTATCTTGAACTTCTCTTCTGAGATCTGCCAGTTCATTCCTACATTCCTGCATAACTTTTCTGGCTCGGACGGCTGCTGATTTATATCCGTAAAGATGGGATTCAACTTTGTCCAACTCTACAAGTATTCCTTCGAGTTTTTCGATCATTTCTTTTAGTTGTTCTCGCATGATTTACTCCTATGTAATTTCACAAGCTCCACCGGCACAAGCGGCTTCGCCTTTTAGATCTGTGTTGTCTTCAAGTTCGATGACGTTATCTAAATTAACTAGTTTTAAACTTGGAAGTAGCTTGTTGTAAGTGTCTTCATCACAATCTTCAAAAGGTGCTTGAACGTACGTACCACCGTCGTATGGAAGCACAGAAAGACCGTTATAGTTATTTTTATTCTCCCACATCCACTCTCCTACAGGCTCCCACTCATCTGGTTTAATTGTAATAGTTGCCGAAACGTTATTTGTGTTTTGTCCGTTTCGGTGACCTTTCTTAACCCAATTCAAATGAACATGCTTTACTCTTTCTAAAAGATCTAACGCAGATTCATGGCGTGTTATTGAGCCCTCTGGTGCTTTCTGTGGGACTGAAATGATCGCTGTATCATGTGGTCTAAAGTAATCATCTTCGATCATCTCTGGGTGGTTTATCATCAAGTAGTCATAAATGGCTTCATTCTTTCCTACGCGAATTCTGCGTATATAGTAGTCGTTATGCCACGCATGGATCCCTGAGCTTGTGCCTAACGTTAACGAAGTTGTACCGGCTGGTTTGACTGTCGTGCAACGAGCAGCTGGCTTTATACCTATCTTTTCTGCTATCTCTGCGTTGGCCAGTCTCACATTTACAGCCGCTTGGTTCATATCAAGTTCCAAAACTTTTCCCGATGCAATACCTGTCATGGAAACACCGATCAGATAATCTTTCTCTGTATTACGTTGCCACACTGGTCTGAGGTAGTGGAAATCTGTGTAGCTTGCTTGTAGGGTGCCGATAATTGATGCGGCTCTTGCTCTGTTGTCAAAGTCAATTTGCGTATCAACATCAGAGACGTTAATCTCGGTGAGGTTGCAGAATTGAAAAGGACGGAGAGCAATCTCACAGCAAGGATTACAGCCATAGTCTTTGTCATTAGTAAAATAAAATCCCGGCTCACCAGCGCCAGACTGCTTAACTCTATCCCAAAGGTCCATGAAAGTGGGCTTGTCAATTCTATGACGCATAATAACCACAGAGTTATTTGCACGACCTCTCTGTGGGTTGGTTTCATACCACAGACCGCTCTTGGCAGATAACATATCTTGATCGTCAGCAGAAAAAAGAGAGATAAGAGCAGCACGACGAATCCCACCAGCAAGAACGGCATCTGCGATGTGACAAACAATATCGTGAACCTCGATAGATGAAAGTTGATCTCCCTCATCTTTTGAGTCCAATATTCCCTCAACTTTAACAAGACATTCCCTCAATGGTTGTGGGCCCGGAGCCTTTCCGCCGGATGTAACTAGTCTCGCTCCTTTCGGACGGATATCAGAGAAGTCAAATCTTATGCGACTAGTCCCCTTGAAGTAAGACTTTATGAGAATATTTACAGCGTCAGCCCAGCCTTCAATGGAGTCGCCAATCAAATAACGTCGTGTTCTCTTTGGATTTGGCTTGTTGATAGCAGGTAGTTTCTCAATGTGATTTGTTTGAACAGAATATCCAACCCCTGTTCCTCCGAGAAGAAGAAACATGATTTCACCAAAAACTCGCATGTCATCAATAGGGGCATACGCACAATTAAATACACGATTTGGCGATACCTCTATAGGTTTTCCTCCAAACTGCATTGAGCGCATTGATGGTAATATGTCTTTATCGTACACATACTGGTAAGCCCATTCAATGTCTTCTTTTAAATGTGGAAACTTTTTTAAATGCATCTCTTTGTTTCTAGTGACTAATTCTTGCCAGTTTTCTCTTCTTTGTTTTTCTGGTAGATACCTAGCGTATTTCATGTGTACGGTTATATCTGAAAGTATTTTGTTTTCTATTGCCATATCTTATCCTCCTCTGTGTTTTAGATACTTTTGCCTTAGTTTATTAAGTTTTTCGCTTGAGCTAGTTTCGATGGTTTCTTCATCATCATTTGTTGGGCTGTCTATAATTTTTATATCTATACTAGACCAATCAACAAAAGTATGATACACCATTCCATCTGGGCCATTCCTGTTTTTTGCTATGAAGATCCGACCCTTGTTTGACTGTTTGTCCGTGGCAGTTCGTGATAAGGAAAAAATAAAGTCTGCCACAAAGCATTTATTAAACGCTTCTGATATTGATTCCATCGTGATTACTTCTGCATTTAAGCCGCTTCTATTTGTTTGCGAAGCGGTAACAACAACGCAGTTGTTAATTTGTGCAATGCCTCTAAGTTCTTCATAGATGTTTTCAAGATCGTGCCTTTTTTCTGAAGTGTTCCTAACTGGCCTTAGAAGATCTGCGTAATCAACTATGATCATGTCTGGATATATCCCTTTCTTTTTCAACTTTTCAATGTGACTTTTTATGGTCTGTGTTGAAGCAGACTTGGTAGGATATTCCTTAATAATTAGCTTCCCTGCTACGTCTTTAATTTTATCTATGACAATTTCTTTAGAATAAATCAAATCACCAAGTGGCACCCTTGTTATACAAGAGTCATACCTAGATCCAGTCACAGTGTCGGAAAGCTCTAGAGTGTAATGAACAACAGTCTTTCCAAGTTTAAGTGCCTCTGATCCTAGGTGAACCATTACCATAGACTTACCAGCGCCAGTCGGTGCTATAACGACACCAAGTTCCCTTGTGCCCAAGCCACCTTTGGTAATCTGGTCGATCTCTGGCCAGCCAGTGCTTATAGGGTTTCTTGATTTAACGATAAACCTCTCTTCAATATCTTTAAGCCAATCATGGCCAAAATTGCTATCAGCACCAAGTGATAGAGCGTTCTGTATGACCTTTTCTATTTCATCAAATGATGAGGTCTTTATAAGATTTACTGACTCCATTATTGCTTTTTTAAGAACTTGCTTTTTACAAAAATCTATCGCTTTAGTTTTGACATATTCTGAGTCTGATAATTCTTTATAGGTAGATTTTATTCGACCATAGAACTGTCTCATTTGTGTTTGTACTGCTGCGTCATACTTATCGAGATCACCCTTTAATATTGTCTCTAAAGTATCATATCTAGGATGTACTCCATACTCTTGTCTATAGTCAAGTAGTATCTCTGCAAAACCTCTGATATACGCAAGCTCAAAAAAGTCCAATGATAGGACTTCTTCCATTTGATCACAGAAACCGCGATCTTCAACCATTAAGTGGCAAAGCTTCTCTTGAAAAGTTTTACCATATCTTGAAAAATTTTCTTGTTTATTATCCATCGTGTCCTCCGTTTATAAGATAAATATAACATGCTTTTCTCAAATGTCAAGAAATAATTTTTCTGCATGCTATGTAAAGATTGTCTAGTTTGATGGTTATTTGACCATCTTGCATCAATAACTTCGTAAAGTTTAGTTTATTGAACTCTGGTTCAAAATTTTCCACAATGTAGTCAATTGAACGCTTGTTTACGCCAGATATTTGTGGCTCATAGAGTTGCATAATCTCATAATTTTTTTCAACTACGTCAAGATGCTCAAGGATCTTTCGATGACAGCTAAGCTGTTTGTCCACTTTTCCGCAATATTCGGCAAGTGTTTCAACGGTCTGAACGTCTTCCCCAGCCATAAAAGTAAAGCGACTTTTAATTGTGCCAAGACCAACGCGGGGCACTCCTTCCAGATTATCTGACTTGTCTCCTGCCACAGCGCGAGCAAGGGCAAAATTATTGGGATGAATACCATATTCATCCAGAAGATGATCTTGGGTAACAAGCTTTTTCTGAATTGGTCGATAAAGGCTTGTTCGTTCTCCGACGAGTTGGAAGAAATCTCTATCGCTTGAAATAATATACTTGTGCCAGTCTCGATATTTAGGGTGTCCATTAAGAACAGCGATAATATCATCGGCTTCGACATAGTCAATAACGATTTGAATGATTGGTAATTCATTTAAGTACTCCATGAGTCTAACGTGTTGATAAGCCTTATTGTGTTCTTGCTCTACATCTGAGAGTTCAAACATTCTTCTGTTGAAACGAACGGGCTTTCGACCAGCTTTATAGTCTTTGTTCATTTCCTTACGCTTTTGAGAGCCTCCTTGTCCATCCCAAGCAATGATAACTTCATCTGGTTTGAAGTCTTTACACACCTTCTGTAGTGACTTAAGAAAGCCGATAGAGCCTCCGATCAAGTTACCCTTTGGATCCATTGTTGGGTTTATGATATACGATCTCAAGAACATGTTGAGACCGTCTATTATAACGACTTTTTTCACACTGCCTCCATAAGTTCTCGCATCTTGAACAAAGCCAATTCCTTGTGCTTTGCTTCAAGCATGATATCCATTTCACGTCCGTAAGTATTTATTGCTCGGACGTAGGAGTCTGAGTGGGCTTGTGGCTTGATCTTAGGATCGTTATGTTCATCTGCTCTAGATTCTGAGTAGTGGACAACAGGACGAATACCCACAGGCCAAGTAGAAAGAGCCATGTCAAGAGCTTCTTTCTCGGCTTGACCTCCATCATGAAGATCGTGGTGATGATAGTCAAATACCACAGGAATGCCAATGTTTTTATAGATATTATCATATAGTTCCCTCGTTGTGTATAACGATGGTTTGTCATCGTTCTCGACAGTTAGTCTTGTTTTGACGGCTTCCGATAACCTTTGAAAATTCTTGCAAAAGTTACCAAGGGCCATAGATTTGTCATCATATGCTGCTCCTACGTGAATGTTAATTTTAGCGTACGGTGTTCTTGGAAGAAACATGAGGTCAAAAACCTCACCATGAATTTCAAGATCACGGATAGTATTTAGTATCACAGATTCTTTTGGACTAGTCAACTTATTGAAAGGTCCGGGGTGACTGGTGATACGAATATTATGTTCTGCTGCGAACAAGCCTGCTTCATATAGGGCTTCAGAAATAGCATCATAGTCTGGCAAGTCTGCGAGCTGATATTCAGATGCCCACGGGAACAAGTTCGAAGACAAGCGAAAGAATCGAATGTCATTTTGGTCATTCCACTTGAGAATCTCAAGTAAATCTTTGCAGTTTTGAAGTGCGAGTTCTGATGCGTATGTTAAACCTTTCTCTTGAAACGTTCGTTTTATCATACTGCGGTTTGTTGTTATGCGTTGGTTCTTTGGTCTCTCCGAAAGACCTTTGTTGATACAGGCATAACCTAAGTTGTAGTTATTCATATTACCTCCGAATGTATATGTATTATAACACGTTTACTCCTTTTGTCAAGCTAAATATATAAAAAAAACCCCCAACCGAAAGGTTGGGGGCAACCACATAATTTAAAGGAGAAAAAACATGATTTGTTATTCTTGTTCGAGTTTGATACCCTTGATCACAGCATCATCCATGATCTCTAGTACCGACTCTTTAAATAGTTTGTCTTCTAATAATTTAGACCAATGTGCCGCTTGAAACTTTTTACTTTTACCATTTTTAAGTTCAATGGTGTACCAAGCACCAGACTGTTTAAGTTTATCTGTCCCAGAAAGCTTGATGGCTGTAAACCAAGATTCTTTGTCTTGAATACCAACACCCTCACCCCACATAATCTTAAAAGTACAGTTAGCCTTTAAAGACCCAAATCGAGACTTCTGGAGGGTTGCCTTTACTTCAGATCCGACTACTCTGCCGACGTCGTCGTAAAGATAAGAGGCTTTGGACTTACGTCCTGTGAGCCATATACGCAGAGAGGAAAAGTATTCAATGGCTTTTCCACCGGGAGCCATGTAAGGTGTTGTCATGGCTTCTGCGACATTCGTGGTAATGTTGGTTTTTAGTTGGTTGATCAAAAGCAATGTACACTGATTGTTCGCTAATGGAATGGTTAGTTTAGGGAAAGCTTTTGAAAAGATCCTTGGCTTTACAGCCATCGTGCTTTGAGGGTTGAAGTCAGACTCTAACTCCTTCTCAGAAGAAGTTGCAGCGATAGAGTCCCAGATGAATAAAAACCTTTGTGTTGGGTAGTTATCCATAAGCATCTCGATAGATTCGAGAACTTTTTCAACCGAGATCGCTTGATAGTATAAGAAATTTTCTTCTACGTTGCAACCTGATTGCTGAAGAAACTCTGGGTCAACAGCAGATTCTGCATCAAAATAAACAACAAAGATGCCTTTGTTTTGAGCGTTAGCTGCGATCTGTGCTGCCATGTAAGACTTTCCTGTTCCAGATAGTCCTGCGAGTTCCGTTATTTTTCCGACTGGTATTCCTGCCATTCCTTTAATAGAGATGATAGAGTCTAACCAGCGTGAGCCAGTTGGTATCCAGTCGACGACAGACGAGGGATCGTTGCCGTTACCAAGAGAGTGGGCGACTTCAAGTCCCGCCTTCTTGTTTAGTTTCTTTTTCATTTCGTTTATATCAATCTTGCCGGGTTTCATTTTAATTACTTCTCCCATTGTTTCTCCTTTTAGTTAGTCTATTGATTCTTCTTTGTGTATCTTTTATTTCTTTATCAGTGCCGACATACACTAGCCGGGTTCCAAATAATCTATCAAATTTATCAGTTGTTACGCCCCAGTTCATTTCCTGTGTTGTTGCCATATGGTGATCATAATGCCAAGGATAATGTTCTTTACACCACTCTGGCTCTAAATGTGCCCTCCGGTGTACATAATAGTATCGAAGGGCACCGACGAGTAGACCGCCGTATAGAGCAAAGGAGAGTGCTATGGTTGGTAAATGTAATATTAATAAAAATAAAATGGATAGGGTTTCTTTTATTGATGGTTCATCGTGAAAAAGGTTATTTCTTGATGACCTGTGATGTTCGTGAAAGTGATAAGAAAAAAACTTATTTTTTCTATCCTTACCCAGTCTGTGTAAAAGATGTTTATGGATCAACCACTCAAGCAATTGGGCATAAACAAACCCTAAATAAAACAAACCACAAACTAGTAAAACATTCATATTTTAAACCTCTTTTTAGTAACTATGAGGTCTTGAAGCGTTATTCCTCAGCTTCTTCAGATTCTTCTGCTGAATCTTCGGGTTCTGCTTCTTCTTGAGCAGAGTCGACAACTTCCGCTGGTTCTTCTGCTGGTGCTTCTTCTTCGTCGCTACATGCGAACATTAATGCTGAAAATAAAATCATTACGTCTCCTGTGTTAATGATATGCCCTCCTACAAAGCCGGAGGACGTGGCTTATGACCCTAGTTAGGCAACAACCTATTGACAGCGTCGTCAACCGCACTTACGTTGCCATATTTTACTCTCTCAGAACTACTCGCTTCGGAGGAGGAATCTGTGGAAAGAAAATCATCTAGGATTGCTTGAACTTCATCGGAGGTTTTGCGTTCAAAGATCTTAGAGATATCAGGAACGGAGTCCAAAAGAGTTTGGCAATCTGCGACTTGATCGTCACAAAGTGGCGAAGGACGTCGGCGTGGTTTAAGTTGCGTCTTAGGAAAAGAGCCGGGTGTACCGGGAACGGTATAATTCAAGACTATATCAGTTCCAGTTTCAGGATCGGTGATGTCTCCATAGTCTGGATCGAGAACTAATCCTAGGAGGTTCTCATATGCAGTCTTACCATAAGACCACACTCGAACACCCAAATCTTCCTCACCTCGAACTAAAATTGGTGAAAAGAAACGTTTACGTACAAAAAGCTTTTTTGCCTCTCGTTTCATATCATCGTCATTTTCATCAACTCCAGCTCTCCAGAGTTCGGAAGCAAAGTTACAAATAGGACAATCTTCACCGTGATTTTTCTTTGGACAAAGAATACCGGGATTCTTACCTACATTGTAATGAAAGTGAAACTGCTTGAAGGGATCACCGTCTTCTGTAGGGAGAATACGGATTGTTTGATCGCCTTGTTGAGGCTTCCACTTTGTATTATCAGATTTTTTGTTGCCTCCGTTTTTAGAGGCTTCGAGCTTCGCTCGCATTGCTTCAATATTTATAGCCATAGTTATCTCCATTGTTATATTTTTTTGACTTAATTGTCTAAGGTCCCAACACATGTGAAGGGCCAAAAGTAGTAATCCTTCCTTTACCTCTTAGGAACGATTTGAAAAAGGTAACCGAGTTTTTTACTTGGGTTGGTTAACCTCGGCAAACAACCACTTAATAATCAAATTATAGAGTTATATAGTTTTATGTGTTTTTTTTTGCTTAATTTATCGTGAGAAGTTTACTGATTCTACTTTAGAGGTCACTTCACCGATAACGGTAGCGTTGTTGAAGGTTCGAAAACCCTTTGATTCAATATCGTATACAGTTTCAAAGCCAGAAGACATTGCACGAACGCTCTTGCCTTTAATTGAAGATGGTACATCTTCGTACTTTACGAAACGCATAGTGCGCTTTTGACCGTTAAGCTTGGTGAAAGTTCCTGTGTGAACTGTTACGTTAGATTGAATATTACTCATAATTACCTCCGTTGTTTTGTATTTGAGTATTTATATTATAACATACTTTAGAAAGTTTGTCAAATATTTTTTTGAGATTTTTTTAAGTTGTTATCTCGATCAACTAAGATATATACAATATAACATGTTGTGTTATATTTGTCAAATTATTTTTTCATTTTCTTCAATAAAAATATTATTTTGTTCTTTTGCTTCTTCAACAATGGTATAAACCATGTATCTGATCCATGTAATAAATCCGCTGACAAAGAACACAAGGGATACAGCGAATGTGAACTCAAACAAATTCATGCTTACTCCTTGTAGTAGTTCGCAAGACCCATTAGAGTTGGAGCCCAAAGGCCAATAAAAATGCCGAATCTTTCAGCATGTGCAGGATCACCGTCACCGACAGTTACCCAAGTTGCTATTGATACAGCAACAGAAACTAGTGATGCTATAAAGCAAAAGTTTGATAATTTGTTTTCGCTATTCATTTTTCCTCCGTTTGAATATAGTGTGTATGTTTTATAGAATAGAAGTAAGAGTATTCTGTATCGTTTTGCCAAATAGCAAAAGATGTTTCTTTCCCTCCTTCTCTTTCTAATATAACATGTTCTTTAATCTTTGTCAAGAGATTTTTTTCATTTTTTATTCTCTCTTCATTGATACTATAATAATAACATATTTCTGTTATGTTGTCAAGTGGAAAATATAAATTTTCTTCATGATCTTCAATTTTTCCAAGTGAAACTGTGCGAATAACAGAGTTTATCTGTGGTTCGTACAGACTACCAATCATTGGTTGCGTCTTTTCAAACCAATGGTTGGTCACTATAAAGTTTGCTATGCCATTGTTTATATTACTGTATAGATCATCTATCGTCCCTTGACCTATGAAACTTTCCATCTGGCGATTTGAAAACAAATAGACTGAGCTTAGAAGTCCTGACCTTGTGTACTCTTGTAGGACATTCCAAACCATTCTGTTGTGTTTAGTTTGGGTCTTGGACAAAAGGAACGGGTCTGGTGAAATCAACGCTACTCTTACATTCCTATCTTGAATTTGTTCTAGGATTGCTAAAGTTGCAGAAGCAATCATGCCTGCTCCACACACAACAAACCAGATGTCTTGCTCGTTTCCTAGCTTCAATTTCTTACCTAATTTGGGTACGTTCTGTTCATAAGTTTCATGGGAAAGGCTCTTTGGTATACCTTTACCCTCATCAAGAACTATAGTCCTAATATTTGACATATTATCAATACTTTCACATATATTTTGACCTGCTTGGCCTAATCCTATTACTACCATTGTACACTCTCCATTTCTCCAAGGTTTTTTCCCACTTTTACGTTTGTTTTGAAGTGGCCAAGTTTAGTATCTTGAAAAAGCCGAATGATGTTCGATAACTCATGTTTCTCCGAGCCGTGAAGGTCTATAACCAATGAGTCATGAACCATAAAAGCAACATTTGATCTCATTCCTCTAAGATATCTGTGGATCTTGTTGGCATTCGTAAGGAAGTTGTCGGAGGATGTCGACTGTATAAGGTAATTAAGTGCATGGAAGTCGTCAGACGCCATTGTTCTTCTAAATGGAGTTGTGACAACTCCGTCGCTGTAATATTTATCCAACACTCTTGTCTTGTCATAGTAGTCAGATCTAATCTTCTTTGAAGTTGGGTTATATAACCATGCAAATATTGCTGTCTTCGCATCATCTCTAGTAATATCACCAGAAAACAGATTCCTTTGATTCCAATCATGTATATCCTCCTGTGGTTGTGGGTGCCCGGAGAGGTGTAGTAGGGTTCTCAACTCAGCACCGTTGAAATCTAGCTCAACAAATAGGTCGTTTTGAGGCAAAACACAGGATCTTATCTCTTTTTTAAGATTTAGGATAGGAAACGACCCTTCAAGCAATCCCAAACGTCCCGTTACAGTACCAAATACGTTGTAATTAACAACATTTTTACGATCCCAACAAGCTTTTGCTAGGTACATGGCTTTCTGATCTTTCTTAGCAAATTTCTTTAACAGGGGCCAATTAATTTTGACCTCTTGTTCTGCGATTTCTCGACATGTTACCATTAATTCATGTAAGAAAGAATAGTTCTGTGGACGGTCAATATTTTCGATCACCCACTCGGTTATCTCATTTACAGTTTGATAATAGTGCTTGATATGTTGTGGTGGCACAAGATCATAAAAGCAAATATCACCCATGTTGACCTTCGCCGAAACGAAAGACTTGATGTGTGACTTAATTTTGTTTTCATGCACAGCCCATCTGGTTGATAGATGGTCTGGACAAACACTACTTAATTCTTTGCCTTGAGCGTAAATCTTCGCTATGTTGACCCTTTCGTCTCCGAGTCTTGGAGACCAGTCCCATGTTGCTGTCATATTTTTGGGAAGGGAACCCTGCATTAATTGTCCATTTGCGAACCATCCTATACATTCCTTTTTGTTATCAATTATTTGAAATATCATTATTCCTCCGATGCTTTCTTTTGTTTTTCGATTATACTGTTGACCCCTCCGGGTCGGTTGAAGTAAGAATCTTTAAACTGTGTATTAATATAATCTGTTGCCACTGAATTGTCAAGCTCTTTTGCAAAAAAATCTGCTTTTTGTTTGGCACGGGCTATATCGGCATCGGTTAGTAGGTTATATTCTTCAATATTTCTAAACTCTATATATAGATTATTATAGAATATATTATTATATTTAATATTATTTATATTATTTAAATATTTTATTGAGTAACTTGCATTCCTTGATATTGAAGACTTGCATCATATTCAATAAAAGCGTTTTGTGTTTGGGTTTGATCTCTAGTTCCTGTTACAACAATAGCATCATTAGTTAATACAGAACTTTCAGGATTAATCTGTAATAAGTTATTTACCATTGGTACGCTAAAACCTCTGAAGCCATAAGAGTAGTCAACAGCAATACCATTTACATTAAGTGTAGTATTATTTAAAGAATCAAAATCATCTAAGTAGGCATCTGCTTGGTTTTCAGCATTTACAAGAGAATGAACTGGTGGATATTGACTATTGAGAGCACTAATGAAGAAATAAATCTGTTCTGCATTTCCTGTTACTCTACCTTGTTTTCCTGCGGTTGCTGGTAATTCGCTCATAG